GTGATTTCTCCCCCCGATGAATTCAAACATTTTTTGAGGTGCACTATGAACGCAAGACAGCAAAAACAATATAAGGACTCTCCCGAGATCCTGAAAAAGTCGATTCTGTCTATGCGGAAGAAGATCATAGACAGTGAAGAACAATTCCTGGCCGCTCCTCTGACGATAGAGGCGGAGATGGGGGACGGCAGGTATGTGACCAGGGCAAATCCTGTAGTGCAGGAATACCGCGCGCTGATCCGGGACTTCTCTGCTGCACTGAAGGCCTATAAAGATATTACCGGAGACCAGAACAGCGCTGAGGTAAACTCGCTGGATGACCTCCGTGCTAAGTTCCGGGTGGCAAAATGATGGGAAAGACTGTTCCGCGGATATTCACTCCGCCTCTTCGGGAGCTGACGGATGGGACTTCCCTCGGCTTCGCGTGTGTAGAATACGCGCGGACAGTACTGAATAAAAAGCTATACCCGTGGCAGGAGTGGGCACTGATCCATGCACTTGAGATAATCGGAGAACTAGGCGGTGACTGGAAATTCAGGTTCCGCACGGTTCTCTTTTTGATTTCCCGCCAGAACGGAAAGACGGTCCTCTCCGAGGTCATCGCATCTTTCTTCCTGAACGTTCTGCGCGTGGATTCGGTATTCGGGACTTCGCTGAGCCTGGACAAGGCCGAGGAAGTGTGGGAGGCCGTCGTCCAGGATCAGGAGAACATCCCGGCGCTGTCTGCGGATCTGCAGAGGGTCGGCCGGACAAACGGAGCCAAGAAACTGGTGCTGACCGGACTCCGGCAGTATAAGGTCGGAGCACCGACAAGACGGGCAGGACGTGGTGATTCGAACGACCTGGTCATGCTCGACGAGATCCGTGAACAGAGGGACTGGGAAACTTGGTCGGCATCCGTAGCGTCTACAAATGCCAAGCCGAACGGCCTGGTGGTCTGTTTCAGCAATGCCGGCGATCCTGACTCAGTGGTCCTCAGGCAGCTCCGGGAAAAAGCCATCGCTTTCATTGATGGCACGACCGCTGGCGATTATGGCGGCGACGTAGATGCTGCCACACTCGGGCTCTTTGAGTGGTCAGCCGAGGACGGTGCGGCGACTGATGACCTGGAAGCGCTCGCCCAGGCTAATCCGGCGATGGGCTACGGATACCTGACAGAGAGGGCGCTGATGTCTAACCGGCAGACCTTCCCTGAAGCGAAGTTCAGGTCAGAGTGCATGTGTCAGCAGGTGGCGACGATCCTTCCGCAGCCGTTCCCGGACGGAGCCTGGGACGGCGGAGTCGATGAACAATCCTGCATTATCCCTGAGTCTCCGCTGTATTTCGGGATCGATATGAGCAATGACCGCCGGTGGACTTCCATCGGTGTCTGCGGCCTGAGAGAAGACGGGCAATGGCACATCGAGGTAGTTGCCCGCCGTATCGGGACTGAATGGGCCATAGACTGGTTTCGCGCCAGGGCGATGCGCCAGCGGATGAAGCTGGCATTCCAGGGGAGAGGTGCTCCTGTGTCAGGCCTGGCAGAACAGATCTGCTCGATCGATGGGGTGGAACGCATCTCAATCGAAGGATCAGACCTTCCAACAGGTTGGGGCCGGTTCTGGGATGGCATTGCTGCGTCAGCTCCGGTGCTGCCGGGTGAAACAGCGAGAGGCGGAGCGAGAATATATCACCTTCCGCAGCCGGTCATGGATGCCCCTGCCAAAACAATGCAGACAAGGCAACTGGGCGGCGGCGCTGAGGTCCCCGATCGGGTAAAGAGCCCGGACGATATTGCGCCGCTGTTTGCGTGCATCATGGCATTCACCGCGGCGACGATGATAAACAAAAGAGAAACTAAGATATATGAGTCGGCGTATGCGAACGGCGCGTCGCTCATGTTTGTTTAAGGAGGCGTGAAAATGCCGAAGATAACAGAAAGACTGCGGGATCTCTTCGGACGCACGACCATCCACGTGAGTCTCTCGCCTGAAGAAAATCCCCGAGTGGATGGATTATCCGCGAGGCAGCTATATGCGACGCAGGCGAACCTGCATGCGGTCGTATCGTTCCTGGCGGACTCGATCGCGCAGCTCCCGTTGAAACTGTACGTCCGTGACGGGGAGGATTACCGCAAACGGGACCGTGACAGCGTAGCGGCGAAACTGCTGTATAAGCCTAACGCTGACCAGACGGCATATGAGTTCTGGAACGCCGCTTTGATCGAGTACTTCCTGATGGGAGTCTCGACACTGTGGCTTCTCCCGGATGTAAACAGTGAAAGTGGATATCAGCTGCGTCTTATCCCATCCGAGTGGATCAATAACACAGAGCGGGCCACAAACTATGCGCCTGACAAGCTGTTCATTATAACCGGTACCGGAGGGAATGTCATTGGGATACCCAGGTCTGAGTTTTTGCAGTTCAGGCTCTACTCACCTGGCAATCCAGGAGGATATCAGACGCCGATCTCGGCGCTGAGACAGACACTGAACGAACAGGTCCAGGCTGATAAGTTCCGGTCAAACATCTGGAGTTCTTCCGGAAGGTTCAATGCTTACATCACCAGACCGGCAAACGTGCAGCCGTGGACGGATGAGCAGCGCAAGTCATTCCTGACGGCCTTCCGGGAAGGCTGGGGCAAAGGCGGTAGTAATGCCGGAAAGATGCCCCTGCTGGAAGACGGGATGGAAATCAAGCCGTACCAGTTCAATGCTAAGGAAGCACAGTACGCCGAGACCAAGCAGCTGAGCCGTGAGGATGTGGCTGCAGCGTACCACGTTAACCCGTCGCTGATCTGGCACACCACCACGCAGACCTATGCAAGCGCCAAGGACAATGCCAGGGCGCTGTATGCGGACTGTCTCGGTCCGACACTGCAGATGCTCCAGCAGAGGATCAACTCCTTCCTGCTCCCGATGGTCGGTGCAGATCCGCGCAGCTATGTCGAATTTGACCTTACTGAAAAGCTGAAGGGCAGTTTCGAAGAGAGGGCCGGTATTATCCAGGCATCTGTTGGTGGCCCCTGGCTTACCAGGAATGAGGCACGCGCGGACAACAATCTCCCGCCCATCGAAGGCGGAGACGACCTGATCGTTCCACTGAACGTGGTCCAGGGAGGACAGGCATCTCCCCAGGATACGCACATGAACCAGAATAGCGCGGAACCGGATGCAAAGCTGATCATTCCGTCGCGCCGGAAAGACAAATCGGACACGGTCAGGATAAAAGGCAGAACGGACAAGGAAGAAGATGAGGATCTCACAGAGATCCTGAGGAAATTCTTCAAAAGGCAGGCTAATTCAGTCATCCCGAAGCTTGGGGCAAAGAGCGCCGACTGGTGGGATAAGGAACGCTGGAATACAGAACTGGCTGATGATCTTGAACCGATGATCCGGGATATCGCAGACCGGCATGGGATGAGCACGTCGGAACTGCTCGGGATGGATTACGTCAAAGAGCTCACCGGCGCGTATCTGAGGAAGTTGACCGAAGGCCGAGCAAAGGCAATCAACGCGTCTACGCTCCAGAAGCTCGAGCAGGCGATCGAAGAAGGCATCGACCCCGCGGAAGTGTTCAAGGATCGTGAGAGCGACGCTGTCACGTTCGGCACATCACTCGCGACAGCAGTCGCAAGCTGGGCGGTCATCGAGGCAGTGCATCAGGCTCAGGATAACGGATACACGAGAAAGGCCGTGAAAGAGTGGGTCACCGGGCAGAATTCCAGGCCGACGCATGCAGCCATGAATGGGCAGCGGGTTGGTATCGATGCCCGTTTCAGTAACGGAGCTTACTGGCCCGGGGATGACAATCTCCCGGCAGAGGAGTCGTGTGGATGCAACTGCTCGACTGATGTGATCATCATGGAGGAATGAGCATGGAACACAAATACAAAGAATTTGCTCTGCTTAAAGCCGCAGAGGAAAAGGATACCGGAACGATATCCGGATATTTTTCAACATATGACAGAGAACCGGACAGCTATGGCGACATCATTGCGCCGGGAGCATTTACGGAAACGATCAAGAAGAGAGAAGAGTCCGGGCATCCGTTCCCGCTGTGCTGGAACCACGACCTGAACCAGATCATCGGCAAGGTAGACAGTATTGTGGACACTGAAAAAGGGCCGCTGATGACCGCAAGTTTTTTTGATACTCCGCTTGCCCAGGAGAAACGGGAGATCGTCAAGTCCGGCGTGGTGTACCAGTTCAGCTTTGCCTATGATATCCGGGGATGGCGAAGGCCGACTGAAGAAGAAGAGAAGGCCGGTATCATGAACGTTCTCACGGAGCTGGATCTTTTTGAGGTCAGTATCGTGCCGATCCCGGCGAATCAGAATGCAGTCATGACGGATGTGAAGTCCGGCAGACGAAACAAAAAGACAGATGAAGAAAAAATCAGGCAAATCATTTCCCTTGCCAACCAGCTGCTGGATGACGAGGTTAATGACGCGGATGATCCGGATGACGGAAAGGACGAAGCAAAGGCCAACGCGGCGGCGGAGGAGCCAGAGCAGAGCAATCCGACAAAAGATAATCTGCTGGCATATATAAAGAATATGGAGGGCTAAACTATGACTC